AACCTCTGAGTTATCGCCATCGTAATACAGGCGAGAACGGATAGCCAATCCAGTACGAGGATCGCGCACCGAAACAACACGAGCGCCAAGCTCGTTAGCCATGTCAGGAAGCTCGACCATTACCAACGCAAAGGCATCGCGGTGGAAAGCCATGCTTTCTGTCGTGGTAGCAGACGCGGTGGAAAGCGTTACCACATCCTCATCAGCATGGGCAACCTGAGCAGGAGGAGAAACACTCACCGTAACAGCGTTACCTGATGCGGTAGCCTGAGCCGTCACGGCATAGTTATAAACAACGCCATCGGTAGTAACCGAGAAAGTGTCACCTGCTTCAGCGGTGCCCGTTAAACTGCCAGCAACACCCGGATTAATGAGCATAGAAGTCGCTAGCTTATCGACCGCGGCACCCAGCGCAGCGTTTCCATCACTATCAGCCAAAGTACCTGTGGTATGAGACGGGACATTCTGGTTAGAGAAAATCTCGTATCCATACCTACGACCAAGATAACCGTTACGCTGCGTTTCAACACCGATGTTGCCCGCACCTTGCGACTGACTAAACGCTTCCAGTGCCAAGTAATCAGCTTCAACAGCGCCGTTGAACATCATGTGGAGATTACCCACATTCATGTCCACTTCGTTGTCAAACATTTTTTCGCGTGTGGCAACTAATTCCGCAACCGTTGCGCCCCCACCCGTCAGAGTTTGGATAGTGGGTACGTCCTTATAAAGAGCGCACAAGTCTGTGTCAATCTTTGTCGCTAAGGCATACGCCGCAGGACGGATATGATCTTCAATAATCCGATCCTGAGTATAGGCAAGCTGCTGATCGCTAACCGCGAACCGAACTTCCTGCCAAGAATCAAGCGTCATAGCCACGGTTTCCGTGATAACGCTCTGCGCCGCAGAAGAAGGAGCGGCCTGCGCCGTAAATGTGGACGGCTTACGAATGTTAATCGTATCGCCCTTACGGAAAGCCTTTCTCTCTTCATTATAACCCATGTAAACACGGTCAGCCATACCCAAAGCCTTCTCAAGCTGGATAAGGGCTTCTTGTGCGTAAAAAATCGGATTATACGCGCCTAAAACATTTGTACCTACTGCCGCCATTTTAAGACCTCTTTCTAATCAAGGTAGTTAACTACTGAGGAGACTTCCCATCCCAGGGCGTCTCACCGATCATCTGAAGAGGTCTACCCGACTTCTCCGCTGCTTCCCTAGCCGCTTTATACGCCGCAGGATCTCTCATATCCTGGGCGGAAAGAACAGCAGGATTCTTTGAGGCTACGGGCCTCCCATTATTTGAAACAGCGCCACTACCTGTAGCAGCCGTCCCTGAAAACGCAGGAGCATAACGCTCATCTGTCCTCAAAACTTCACCAACAAATTCGCTAATCCCCATCGGATCGTGGCTACCCGCCTTATTAGTAGGAAGGGGAACGCCGTCAGGCCCATAAACCCGAGCCTGAAAACCCTCGTCCGTTTCCTCTAACTTAGTACGACCCTCAACGATAGGGAGTAATAACTCTGCCGAACCGCCATGAGCCCGAATAGCTGAAGCAGCTTCGGACTTAATCATAGCAGTATTTAATTGATTAAGAAGATAATCAGAACGAGTCTTAGACTCACCCATATCCCGATCATACTTTTCCTTAATCTTACTGACTTCTAATGCAATCTGTTCCCGAACCTTATCTTCAGGACTCCAATTTTGCATCTCGTCAGCCTTAGACGCACGAGTCAGTAGGTCTGCAACATCGTGACCTTCGAGCGACTCGCGCTGCTCTTTTAGCTGTGAACGGAGCTTGGTCCTTTCGTCTTTAACTTCCGCTAAGACTTTCTTTAGCCCCATCGTATCATCGAGGCCCCAACCATCTACAGACTCAACATCTAAGCGATAGAGTTCATCTGAAGTTGGAGAGGGCTGATAAAATGCTTGCATCTCAGCAGGCATTCCTACATATTCCTCTGAAGTTACAAGTGCTTTAATAGCCATACCATTCCCTAATTAACGTAACTGAAGTTCAAACAAAACAATGTCATCCCCAGCATACACTGGAGAAACACTGATTATGTTATAGTTAATACTATTTAATGTGACTCTATCTCCGACACCCGGAGAATTCACATCAGTATACTGTATAAAAGTACGAAGGTCATCTATCCTTATTGTATCCGTAGGTTGCATACCCTCGGTAAGAAAAGGAGCGGGAGGCGTTACCGAAGTAGAAACGGTGGCCCCGATAGTTTCGGTAACGTCTCCCGTAGTAGGATCACCCACTTTCGCAATTGAGTTATAAGTAGCACTCAAACCCAAGTCTGTTAAAATGCTTGACGCAGCAGTTTGTAAATCAGTTCCTACCGACATTTACACTGTTCCTAACTGCATATCAACGGAGAAATCTTGTTCGCCCTCACCTAAATCCTGCGTAGGCGGCGCTTCGGCAACAAGAGGTTCCTGAAGCCTTAGCTTATCTTCGACTTCCTGCGCTACCGAGATGTCATCGGAAATGATACCTCGCCTCTTCAACTCACGCAAGTAAGTAGTATGGGAAATATCGCCACGCATACGAGCGGCATCTAAAGCACGAATATCCTGCTCCGATTTGAAGCTCAGGCCAAACTCGTTAAACACGTCAACCGCAAAATCCTCGGGAAGCTCTACGCCAACCCAGGTTGCAGCAAACATATACGCGGTTTCAATTACATTCTCAAGGCTACGAATCCATGCTTGAATCGTAGTCATTGTGCGAGATTCTACGCCCACTACCTCAGTAGCAGTTCTGGATTTTACCGCAGGCTGCACGAAGGGCTGCATACCCAGGACTTCCATTTGAATCTCAAGGTCTTTTAAATCATCGCGCCCCGCTCCGATTGCTTTTCCTGAATGCTCAACGAAAGACATTTTCGCATCAGGATCAATAGAACGAACGGCGTTAAAAGGTCCGAGAGTAATGGGCTCTTCTAATTCTTCTTCCGTGACTCCTGCCTGATGTAAAATCGGCATTCGCGCAATACGAAGAATGTTTCTTTGATCTGAGTAGCTCTGCCAATGACAAAGATTTAACCACGCCAAATCCATCAGGGCAGGCTCGGCCAGCATCGGCCCCATTTTATGCGTATAGAAGGGAATCAAAGGAACACCAGGATAAGTGTGCGTCCCTTCGCTATGAACGGTCCAAGCCTCGTCCTGGTCCTCGTACAGATAACGAGTCCAAGTACCGTTCCCACGAAAACAGAAAACTACTTCTTTCTTTACTTCTCCGTACTCACCGTCAGGAACAATTAACTCTTCCTTAATCCGTACATCCACGACTTCAGGTTGACCAGTTGCCTCGTTCTTTTCAGTGCGCCAACCAATTAAATCACGCGGATGGATCACTACGAAATAAGGATGCACCTTCTGCTGTCGCTGAGTGGCAAGGTTGATACCCTCAACGTAGGGGTAGTCCACAAAGATATAGGATATCCCATAGGCTACTCCTAACTCGAAAACTTCCCGAGCAACCTGCGTGATGTCCCCTCCTTGCCCATCTGCATCCGTTTCCAGAAACGCAAGCTGCTCGGGAAGATCCTCTTCACCTTTTAATATTACGTTCTTACTAAAAGGTTTTGCTACTACACGGTCCACAGTATTAGCATAAGCATTATACAGGTAACTGCGGCCTAATCTTGCACGATACTGAATAAAGCTCTCGCGCTCCTCACGGGGAAGCCAAGCCTCACCAGCATTCCGCATATCGCCAGTGCCCCCAATCAAATCAGAAATCAGGCCCCACTTCTCATCCATCTCCACGTAAGGAATAGACGGAGTACCTGGACCCTGATCGGGGATCTGATTTGTTTTGGTGTCTAAGGTCCTTATAAAAGAACCGTAGCTATCAAAATTCTGTGCTTGGGGGCTCATTACAACCTCTAGGAACCGTTAGTTAACTTCGCCTTTTCCTTACCAGCATCCGCAACCGCTTGGCCGGTAATCGCCACCATCAGGGGCGAAAGGATGGCGATGATTTCATCTGTCTGGAGATCCAACCCCAGTTTAGCAGCAAGGCCGACGACGACGCCTGCAATACCAGCGACAAACTTCTTTGACCCTAGTAACCCTTTGAGTGATCCCCACAGTGAACTAATCATTTGCGTTTCCTTTTGATCTTGACTTTACCAGACTTAAGCTCTCCCTTGAGCTTGCGTTTCTGTTTGGAAGTAAGTGGTGAACCTCCTGAGAGGAGATATCGCGCTTGCTTCGAGGATTTGGTTTTACGGTTATAAGCCACTCTTTACCTCCAACAATGCAGATTACTCTGATGGGTTCCATGTCAGGTTTTAGTGACATACTTTTCAGCGAGCCCTAGAGAAATCATTTCTTGGTTTATATTCGTACTATGCAAAATAACCGCGCCGAGCCAGCGCCCGTATTTACCTTTACGATCTTTCGCTGTCCGCAACGTAATCTGTTTATCGAGAATCTTCTCTCGCAGCCAATCGCGGGACTTAAGCCCCTCTTCTCTTTCTTCGCCTCTAACTTCAGGAGTATTGATTCCTACTAAACGGATCTTTTGTTTGTGCATCCAAACGCCAAACCCTAGATCAACATCTACAGTAATCGTGTCGCCGTCATAAACTTTAACGACCTTTGCAGAATACTCGTACAATTACTGGTCGTCCACATCAAGAGGCGCTGCAAACCAGCCCTCGGGAATAACTACTGCGTTGTCCGAAAGAACCCATTTATCTTCGACCTTAATATAGATGCGGCCTGTAACACCGGGGCCAATCTTAATCAGATTCGTAGGTGTCCCATCCACCATCGTTATCGGAGGTACCAGAACCACTCTTGGATTTTCTGTTAGACCGCAAGACGTAAGCCCTAAACTTGTCACGCAGATCACGAGAAACCCTAGTAGATGATGTCGCACTGACTTCCTTCTTCTTAAATAGGAACGGGATTAAGAACCCTAATAGTGGTTTGATCCAACCCCACATTAGTCTATTAAACCCATGTCTTTCTTTTGTTCGTCTGTGAGTTCGTCCATCGACCAACTCATTGTAACTGCTTCTATGTTTTCCATCCGCTTTTCCATGCTATCAACACGCTCAATAGTCTCAGTAATAGAGCTTTTACAAGTACCTTTGGAACCGAACCCCAATATCTGAAACACTCGTTGCACTATGCTCACTCGTTGCTTCTGGGGGCTATACATCCTATCCTCCTACTTTATCCATTATAAACTGGATACCAAAAGTAGCGGCTGCGGCAGCCAAACCTGCGTAGGCTAGTACCTTTGTTTTAAAGTCTTTAAGATCGGATAACACAGCTACAATCTCTTTCATGTCAGACCGAATATCTCGAAGCTGATCTTTCAAGAACTCTATCTGAGCCGTTGTAGCCCCTCTAAATTCTCCGTCGTTATTAGGCATTCAACTATGGTGGGGTTAAAAGTAAGATGCGTGGAGTATTGCACTTTGCAAAGAACAAACGCGAGGTGTCACAGCGCGAGCATAGGACCGACCCATTCCTAAAAGAAACCAACGATGAACCAGAAACTCCACGCATCCTACAAAATTAATGTGACCATGAAGTCTTTACTACCTTCAGTGGATACCTATGATGGACAAAATAACCAAGTGCGTCACTAATATGCGTTAAGCTCGGATCACTCTTCTTATCTATCTCTCCCGCAGAACCAGGTATAACTGACACGCCCTCTAAATCGTTAATTAAGTGTGTGCATGTGAAAGGGTCTACCAGTATTCTGGGCTTTGCGGTTGAAGGATCTATTTGGATTTGATCTCCGTACTGAACATAAGAAGCGCCTGAGAGGATTCTTCTGTTCATAGCATTAACACGACTCTTAACTAATGGGTTCTTTCGGGGAACCCTCATCTTGACCTGCAAACCCGCTGACTTCAGGACTTCTTTAACAATGTCCCAGTCTGTGCCGGTTGTTGCAGATGATCTTCTTGCGCCGCCCGAGGCATCCCCATAAATCTCTACCGCTCCTTTATGGTGGCCCCAGGATTCGACTAATTTATTGCACACCCTTTCGGTGTTGGAATCGTTCTCAATGTAGACTTCGCCAATACAGTGCGTAACGATCCCTTGTGTATCCGTTGCATCCTCAGAGCATGGGCGATCTTGACATACCAGAGCAATCCCTGGATCTACATTGAAGTCAAAGCATAATATGAGTGGGAATCTGTCGTCATAAGCTAAAGCTCTATTTGCGTGAACCCCTCGATCAAAAGTATAGTAAACTCTACCCGATGGGTTTAAGAAGTTTGCTTCATACTCTTGAGCAAAAGTCAGAGGATCAAGGTCAGCCCGCGCAGCATCTATTACTTCTGCGGGGAGGATATCGGACGACGGCCAGGAGTAACCTTCCCAATCTTCGTTAGCCGTTTCCTGAGCCTTTAGGAACATCTTGTAAAAGTAGCCCCTACCTCTGGGGACTCCAATTAACCAAGCCGCCCCCGGCCTGCCAACCGTATCTAACGCTGGTCGAATATGTCTGTTGAATGATGTTTCTCTTACGTCAGCACATTCATCCACGCATATCCAATCGAGCGGACTTCCCTCAATCCTCTGAGGTCTATCAAGACCCTCCAC